CAAAAAGAGTTAACCCAAGGCTATTTAGAGCGCGGTAAAAAATTCACAGAATTGCGTTTGCGGGAAACAGCTAGGTTGGCGGCAGAGGCTTTAGCTAACCACGAATCAATGAGGCAAGCGCGGGAAGCACAAGAAAAGCTAGAACAGGAATACAAATTGTCTAAGCCAAAGCGGGCTGTTATTGACCTTGGCAACGTAGAAATGGGCATACTTCCCGCGGCTAAAAAGGTATCAAAAATTGTCAGTTTGGCAAATAGAAAAAAAGCAGTCGGATAATGGTAAATAATGACCTTTTAGGCGGTGTAAATGGCAAGATAAGCCATCACTACCTATAGCGTATTTGGTCAAAAAGGGGTTGGGGTTTTGTACTAAGGTTTTACTTTAACTTGTATTTTTAATAAAAAGGGGCAAAAAGTGTATATAAACATAAGTCAATCAGGGATAGCTAAAGTGGGTTCTGATACAACAGAACCCCGAAACCTACCCGCAATGATGGGTCGCTTTATACGATGTATATTGTGTTTGTCAAAGGCAATTTCACTACCTATTGGGTTTGGGAAATGTACGAAACAAGCGGGTTACAACGGCATAACTTCCCGCGATGTATTCGCGGATTATCAGGCTTTTTCAAGCCGCCAAACCGGTGATGAAACTACCCTGCAAAAACTAGCTGTAGTGGTTGCGTTCGGGTCAGGAATTCTGTTTCTCTGTTTTTCTGTTTTTCTGTTTTCCTGAAATGCAGAAAATCACCTTCCCGACAAAATCACTCGCGCAGGGATGCGAGTACAAACCCGCGGCACATACCGACATTCAATGCACTTGGCGCAAGTTCGGTTGGATGCCCTTGGCTGAAGTTATTGCCAATGAAGAAGCCAAAAGCACCGTTAAGCGGGCTAAAACACCTAAAGAGGCTACCCATGCTTAACCCAACTTTAGGCCAACAATTACGCGACCAACAGCTAGATATGTTTGAAGTTAGGGACGCTGACTTTCTTAATAGTTGCCGTTCCCTTGCCATGCAAATAGCCAAGCGAAATGGTGAAGTTTCAATTAATGATGTTCGTCAGCACCTACAAGTGCCAGTAGGGGTTAACCCTTCCGTTCTTGGCGCGGTCTTTCGCACCAAGCAATTTCGCAAGATTGGACATTGCGAGGCTTCGCACAAAGAAGCCCACGCACGCATTGTTCGCGTTTACGCCCTCAACGATTAAGGACACCTTCAAATGGCGGGAAAATTAACAAACGATAAGTCAATGAGCGCAAGCCGCTTACCGGCTTTGATGGGCTACTCGAAATATTCAAGCCCCAATGATGAACTTCAATACAGCTTTAATGCCATTGATGGTTTAGAACGCCCTGACATTGGCAATGAAGCGATGTCATGGGGGAATACCCTAGAGCCGGTCATTTTGGCTGAATCAGCAAAAAGGTTGGGCATCAAAATGTTTGACACCGACATTAGGCAAGCCTATACGCACGCTTGCTTGCCCCTTCAATGCTCATTGGACGGGGTAGGTGAGGGCGAGGGCCAAACCATCGTTAGCGACCCTGCCAAGGGCATTTATGTCGTTGGTCAGGAAAGCATTGTTTTGCGCGGCACGGGGGTGTTAGAGGCCAAGCTAACCAAAGCCTACCCTGAAGATACGCCCGACCTTGCCCGCGGCCCAATTCAATTGCAAGGGCAAATGCTTGTGACAGGCCATCAATGGGGCGCTGTTTGCGTACTGTATTCGGGTATGCAATTGCGCGTGTTTCTGTTTGCGGTTCACTATGAAACCCAAAAAGCCATTACTAAGGCCGTGCTTGAATTTCAAAACAAGTTGGACAAGTACAGCGCCACGGGTGAACTTGATTGGTACGCACCGACAACAAGCGCAGAAGTAAACCGCCTTTTTCCTACGGCGCACAAAGAAGAAATAGAACTAGATGGCAAAGCTATTGAATTGGCACAAACAATTTTAGACAGAAAGTTAGTGATTGCGGCTTGCGAGTCGGCGATTGACGATGCAGAAATGAAGCTAAAGCAAATGCTTGGTGATGCTGAAAAAGCAAGGGCAGGGCAAATGATTATTGCTTGGCCCATGCGTAATTACAAAGATGCGCCGGAAAAACTAATGCCCGCACGCAAAGCATATTCAGTACGTCAATCAAACATTAGCATTAAGGAGTTATCAGCATGAATCAAACAAGAATTCAAGCCGCTTACCAAATGGCGGTTCAAACAATGATGCAAGCATCGCCTGAAATGCCAAGGGAAGTTGCAGAAGCCGCGGTCGAGGCCATCGCCACTTTGGTGATTGCAACCATTGCAGAAGAACTAGATAACGATGAGGCCGACAATGCAGTTAAGCACTAATAAATCCTTTGCCCCGACCACTCTGTCGGAGGCCATTTCCTTTAGCGAAATGTTGGCAAGTTCGTCAATGATTCCTAAAGCCTTTCAGGGCAAGCCTGAAGATGTTTTAGTATGCGTGCAATGGGGTTGTGAAATTGGTTTAGCGCCCCTGCAAGCCCTGCAAAACATAGCGGTCATTAACGGTAAGCCTAGCATCTACGGCGATGCGGCAATGGCCCTTGTGCAAGCCTCTAGCGTTTGTGAAGATGTAGAAGAATATTTCGAGGGCGAGGGAACGCCAAACCCTGTAGCTGTTTGCGTTGCGCGGCGCAAGGGGCGTAAGCCGGTGACGGTTAGGTTTGGCATCGATGACGCAAAGCGGGCGGGCTTGTGGGGCAAACAAGGCCCGTGGTCAATGTACCCCAAGCGCATGATGCAAATGCGGGCGCGTGGCTTTGCATTGCGCGATGCGTTCCCCGATGTATTGCGCGGCTTGATAACAAGTGAAGAAGCACAAGATTTTGTAGAAAGTCAATTACCCGCACCGGTTGCCAAACCCGCTAACCCGCTTGATTTGGTTGCGCCTAGCAAGGTTGTAATACCCGAACATACGCATGACCCGATGGTCATAGAAGAAGCGTTCCGGCAAGATGCTGAAGTAGAAGAAGCGGTAGTTGTGGAAAGTCAACCCGAAATAGTTGTCACGCAATTTCCCTTGTTTGTGCCTAACAAAGATACGCCGCACGCATACTTTGAGTCGTTAGAGGCTTGGCAAGATGGTTACGAAAACATTGCCGAAAAGACAGCGCAAGCCGGTGCGCGTCCGGCACGGGAACGCATGACATTGTTGCGTGAACTTAAAGAGGCCAACGATGCCATGCTAAAGGCCATTGACACCGTTGTTAGGGCTAGGCATACACATGCATACCAACAGCGTATTCGTGCGCTTGGCGCGGCTACTTAGTAGCAACGCCTTTTGATTTTTCAAAGCTACGCATACCCGCAATTCCCAAGATGCCCGACAACATGACCCACAGTTGTTCGGCATCCAGTAGGGGCGGGGGTGACATTTCAGCGGGAACGTAGTTCATTGCCTGTAGCCATTTCCAAGCCCAACCTAATAATGGGTACGCTAAGAATTGGTAAGCAAGCGCCGCCGCGCCAATCCAACCTACCGCGGGTCGCCAACCACTTACAAAAATACTTGCGCTTTTAGCTTCTTCTTTGTTAACGCTAATTTGCGCCATGTTACCGGCTTGATCTAGTTTCTTTTCTTCTAAATCTAGCTTGCGGTTTTCTATTTCCATTTCCAACCGTTCTTTGTCGGTTGTGATTAGGTCGCCCGCTACTTTGCCTACGGCCTCAATGATGCCGCCCATGTTAAGTAAGTTCATTTCAACCCCGCCATTGTTCTGTTAATCCAACCCAATAGAAACTTTGATTGGGTGCGGTTCTTGTTGCAAATTTCAGCGTACCTAGCTATTTTTGTCAGCGCGTAAGATTTGCGAAAATCACTTGGGTTTTGTTGGTTAAGCAGTTCAACCGTTTTAGGGCCAATGCCGCCATCGGGTGTAGCGTTAACTACCAATTGGGCTAACTTAACCGCCATGTTCATGCCCGCGTTAACGCCAAAGTTAAATATGCTGTTGGCAATGTCCTGTTCGCGTATTTCATCGCCGCGCATTTTGTCCCAAAACTCTACCTTGTAGAAGTCACGCACCAAGCCTGTAAGCGGCCCGCCTAATTCTTTGCTGTCAATGTAGGGCCAACCTTTCCAATGCGGGTTTTTATTGCGTGCAATGCCCGCGTAAGTCATGCCGCCGGTGTCGCCCTCTACATCGTGCAATACATAGCCGCCTTCGTCTTTAATCATTTGCTCAAATGCGGGTAAAAAGTCTGCCATATTTATCCTATACAAAGATTTGAAATCGCCTACGGTCGCCAAACATTTCTAATTCAATCGTGTTATCTCTGCCGCGCTTGTTATAAAGTTCTACGGCGTATTCGTGTTTGTCTAACGATTCTTTATGCGCCGCCATTGCAAGCCTGTATTCTTCATCTACCTTTTCAACGGCCTTTTCAAAGGCAATAGTTCTTATTTCATTTTTAGGCATTACAACGGGATACCACTTGTCTAAAATAATCATTGCTTTGCCTCCGAATATCCTTTGATGATTGCCTCGCGCAAAGTTAAGTTATCAGAAGTACCCGCCCAATTTGCTAAGTTGTTGTACATGACTACATAGTCAGATTGCTTGCAATAGGGCGCGTTTACTTTTAACCACGCCATCATTTTTAAATAGCGTTCTGTTGGGTCATGTACCGTGTAGCCGATGCCGTAAAACTCGCGCACATGGCAACCATCTTTGGCGACCGCACCGGCGATTACCAAGGCAAATAAAATTATGAGCCACTTCATTCATCTGCCATGTCCGTAGCGGCTAAGTTAATGCGTGTTTTAAGCGCGGCAATGTCTTCTACTTTGTCTTTGAAACCGATGGCAACGTAACCGGCAAACTTGCCCATGTCCGGCGGTATTGAGCCGCGGCACATGAACTTAACGCCTTGCTTTACGCCCCATTCACCAACCTTGCTTGACGGGTTAAATTCTTCACAAAGTATTTCGCCGTTTAGCATCGCAACCATTGCAGAATTGCGGTCGGCGCTTGCGTTAAACAGGCTTGTAACCGTGCCTTCTATTGCCTTTTCTCGCGTACCGTCAGCGTTTAAGGCCAATACAGTCGTTCTAGAATTGCTTGCTAGGTTAGCTTTGTGAACCAGTAACACCAAACCGTCAACATCTTTTAGCAATGATTTGGCGGGCGGTATCAAATCTTCTTGCTTTGCCAATTGCGGCATTTTGTCTTGCGTGGTGATGGCGTGCAAGATTACTTGGCGGCTATCCCAAGCAAAGTAACCGGCAAAGAACAGGGCCGACAACAGAATGACCGTAAACAATTTAAAAGGGTTATCTACCCATTCAATAAGGCCGATCACTTTGCCTAATGCTGAATCGTCTTTCTTAGGCGCTGACGGGGCAGGGGCGGCGGCAACCGGCGGGGCTACCGTCACGTTGACTTGTGTTCTAGCAGTAGTCCGTTTAACCGGCGCTACCTTTGCGGGGGGTTTAGCGGCCTTTGGTGCTGTCTTTTTAGCTGTGACCATACCAAGCCTTACCTTTTACTTTAAAAGCGTTAACGATGAATAGATAACGCCGGTCATGCCAAGCAACATTGCGCCGCAAGCCTTAATTAAAATACCTTCTAGGCGCTTTAGTCGCGCACAAAGCATTTCATACCGCAAAGTACAAATTTCTTCGTGGCTGTTTAGCCTTGCTTCTACTTCGTTCATAAACGCCTAAAAGGTAGTTTTGGGTTTTGTACTGTTACTGCACAACTTCGTCAGTTGCTTTCATTTGGGCATCGGCCTGACCTTTAATTTTGACTACCAAATTCCAAGCGCCCGTTTTTGTGGGCAAATCGCCAAGCACTTGCAAAATTGCGTTGGCTTCTTCGAGTGTCAAAGTTAGTGTAATGTCTTGCATTTTAATTTCCTAAAAAATGCCGCTGTTAGGGTCAGCGGTTTACCCATAACAATTATGCCAAAACTGTCGCCCAAGGCAAAGGCGGTTGAATAATTGGCGGGTTAATTTGGTTATCAATGTTGGCTTGTATAGCCGCTTCTGTAGCCGCTTGGTCAACGCCATTGACATAGCACCAACCTAACACTTGTTCTTGCGTTAGATCGGCGTATGGCGTAAATGTTCCCTCGGGCATAGGGAACGAACAAGTTGAATAGATGGTTGCGTTATAGGTGTCCTGTACGCCATTGCAACGCCAACCGGCGGTAACAACTACATCGGTAAGCGTTCCCTCTGTTGGTTTGCATTGCATCCATTCAATTACCCAAGTGATAGTTGCTGACATGATTTTCCTTTCAGTTTAAAGATTAGCGGCAGAAAGACGCTGACGTAGTGATTGAATTTCAGCAACAAGGTCTGCAATAACTTCAGCAGTACCCGCTTGCATTTGTTGATAAACAGGCTTGCCATTAGCGTCAACAGCGTCTTTAGCACCAGTAACGCTATCTGCATATACCTCTTGAAATTTGTGAGCCAAGAAGCCACGAGTGCGTGTTCCTGTTTCTTTCCATTCATATTCAATTGGTTCAAGAGCATCAATTCGTGCGCCTTGACCTGTTACAGCACCAACAACAGTTTTTAATCTGTAATCAGATGTCGTGTTGTAAACAGTAATTGATCCATTGGTTGTTACACTTCCAACTAAAGAGCCGCCACCATTGTTAAATCCTAAAAAACCATTAGTGTAGGTTGATGAGCTTGGTGAAAAGAACGCACCATATTGGCTTGCAGGGTTAAACCCAACACTAACTTTTCCACCAAAGTTTCCTGAGTTACCAATGTTAAGGTTGCCGCTAGAGTCTATACGCATAGCCTCCGCGCTATTGGTGCGGAACGCCATGTAATTGCTTGTGTGATCGTAGCCAATGTACCCAACATTGGAATCTGAGGTATCGCCAAAATTTAGATAACTTCCGCCATTGGTAGCGGCGACGATGCCAACATAAGCGGTTGTAGCACTTTGAAACCTTGCAACCTCACCTCCGCTAGTAGTTGTAGTGCCGACCAATAACTGACCCGTGTTTGTGATGCGCATACGTTCCGTTGCCGGATTAGTTTGTGTAGCGCTACCAACTTGCGTATAAAACGCCATTGCTGTTGGTGATTCGACGGCGGTAGGGTTTGTGTTGACGATTGCAATTCGACCCGCGTCATCCATACCTCTGCCATTTGAATCATCAACTGTTGAAAATCCAATACCGCCAAAAGCACCGTTGCCCGTACTTAAAGACTGACGAACCGTCGTGATGTTGAATGTGGGATACCACTGGTCAACGCTCATTTCATCGCTAATAATTTGAACCGTCGAGTTTGTTCGCGTAAAAGCACCACCGTACCCATTAGCGGAACTTCCACGAACAATTAAACGTGACCCATTAGCATTACCGGTAGTACCCAAAAGCAAATTGCCTAGCGTATCAAGGCGCATCCTTTCCGTTCCAAACGAATTAGAATCTGTTGCACCTGTTCGGAAAACCATGTCCGATTGTTGATTGTTCGGATGAATACATTCAATACTTACATTGCCTGTCTGACCATTCACGTTGACTGAAGACATGAAAAGTGCGGCACGATTATTGTTTTGTAGTGTCCCGCTTGAAATTAGAATTTTTCCACCATCCGCACTTGCAGAATTTACGTGCAACAACGCAGAGGCTGTCGTAGTGCCTATACCTACATTGCCACCGCTTAATATTCGCATGCGCTCAAGGTCATTTGTAAAAAACGCCATTGGAAACGCGCTACCTGAATAAAGTACACGCGCATAATTTCCTGCGCCAAATGATGCTCCAGTGCTAGTATCAATTCCAAGAAAGAAATTTCCACCAGTGTTAGTGGCAACAACATATGCGGCACTTGTTGCAGTAGAAGGAACAATAGCTAAGTTTGTTCCTGTTAATTTTGCGGCTCCAGCCACTTCAAGTTTTACTGATGGTGACGAAGTGCCTATACCTACGTTGCCACTAAAATAAGCCCCTCCATCCGCTTTAATATTTGCAACTTCTAAACTATTGGAGTTGCAACTTAAATGCTTAAATGAACCTCCTGTACCAGTAGTTGCTTTAAGAATTAGTACGGTATCTGTAAAAGCCGCATTGGTATTTTCAAAAGTTGCTGTTCGAAAAGTTGCACCATCGTTTTTAAAGTATGCCGCTTCTTTAGAACCAGTACCAACAACAGTTAATTTTTCTGCACTTAAAAGACTTGTTGCACCCAAAAGTAAATTTCCGCTTGTATCTATGCGGCAACGCTCCGAGCCATTGGTAATAAACGCAACGGGAAAGTTGTTGGTAGAACCAAAATTAAGCTCACCACCGCATTGAATTTTACCTTCTACAAAGCCGCTACCCCTAAATACGACAGTAGCATTTGCTGGCCCATCAAATTCTGCAACACCAGTTGACGATGAAACCACATCTAGCCTTGAACTAGGATTTGAAGTACCAATACCTACATTGCCACCATTTACATTTAAACAAAGGTTTGTCTGTACATTAGTATTGCCCCAAGTAACCGCATCAATTGAAACGCTTGCTGTACTGTTAAACACCATACGCAATGCGCCGTATGTGCTACTGTTGTTTCCAATCAATAAACGTGCATCTGTTGCGCCTGATAAAGAATCTGCGTTCTTTATGGTTAAAGAACCGGCAGTACCCGAAACACCGATTGAGATTGCTCCATCAACAGAAAGGCGCTGATTGGGACTTGTAGTACCAATACCTAAATTAGAACTAGCATTTAAAGTCATTGCTTGGTTAAAAGTAACGATTGAACCTACTGTGCCTACTGCGGCAACTTTCCAAGAATGTGTGCCTTGATTTTGGCTATACTGCGTAGCGGCCCCTGCAATTACATATCTGTCATTAGTATCGTCATAATAAGCATTTGAAGTTAAATTCAGAATAGGCGCGTTATTAGGTTTGTAACTTGAAAGAGAACCCCCGCTTGGAAATTGCATTGCTATATATGCAACAGTACCCCAAGCACTAGGTATAGCCCCAACGCCTATATTTCCCGTGCTATGGTCAAAATACATTGCTAGTGTAGATGGATTATTTGTTCCAGTACCAACTAAAAACGTAGTTGAATTATTATTTGAATAATTTGTAAAGATTGAAAATCTTCCAGTAGATGCGCTTCTTAAATTAATACCTGCAATATTGCCACTTGCAACAATTGTTGCATCAGAAGTATTTGTGTAAGTGTTTGCAACAGTCAGCTTTCCACTTGTACTGCTAGTACCTACACCTACATTACCACCACTAGAAGCAATTGCAATGTCTCTGTAAGCAGAAGCGCCATAGTCGTATGACTCAATACGACCATAGGTTGATTCATAAGACAGAAAAATACCTGCGCCTGTGTAACCTTGCAAAGTACCTTGTGCAACTAAACTTGTTCCTGCCCGAATACCTGAATTAGATTGTATTAAGTAATTATTATTGGTTGGCGTAACACTAGCACCTAAACGAGTTCCATCAAACACAAGCGCGGAGTTAGTAGTTAATGCACTTGTGCTAGAAGCATAGACAACGCCATTGGCAGTAAACGATGTAAGCCCTGTACCGCCATTGGTTGTCGCTAACGTACCGGTAACGCCTGTTGTAAGCGGCAAGCCTGTAACGTTTGTTAAAACGCCACTAGAGGGTGTACCAAGCGCGGGAGTAACTAGGGTAGGGCTTGTTGCAAACACAAGTGACCCTGTGCCTGTTTCGTCAGTAACAGCGGCAAGCAAATTAGCACTTGATGGCGTGGCTAGGAATGTCGCAACGCCTGTACCTAAGCCGCTAACGCCTGTACTGATTGGCAAGCCGGTTGCATTGGTCAGCGTTGCCGATTGCGGCGTACCAAGAATAGGCGTAACCAAAGTTGGCGATGTACTGAACACCAAGTTAGTTGACGTTGTGCCTGTCGCACCGGAGGCCGTATAACCGGTTATGTTGTTAAATGAGCCTATGCCCGCACTTGTTGAGTTAGTGCCGCCCAAAGCCACGGTAACGGGCGTTGTAAGGCTGAATTGCGTGCCGGTTAAAGTTAAGCCTGTACCCGCGGTGTAAGAACCAACGCCCGCAAACTGAACAAACGTAATTGGCGTAGTTCCTAGCGTGCCGCCCGCATTAGATGTGCAAACCCAACCGGTGTCGGCTAATGTTGTGCCTTGCTCAATAAAGGTAAACGCGCCCGATACTTCTGCCCAAGCGTTCATGTCGCTTGAACGTGTCCAAGAACCCGCCGCAACAACATAAATGCCATTGTCGGCCTGTGCTGTTTGATTTTTAACTAAGCAACGGTTGCCCGCTACCAAAGCTATACCGTCAATTGTTTGCGGCGCTGACAACGTAATGTTTGCAGTAGTCGCGGCAACGCATGAGGCTTTAGGGTCTAAGCCTTGTGCAACGCTGTCTACATAATCTTTGTTGGCAATGTCTAACGCGGAAGATGGCGTTGTCGCAATCGTTCCGGCGGTTGCTGACAGATTGGCAATTGTGCCAAGGCTTGTTAGTGACGATGTTGTAACGCCTGAAGCCAAAGTAGAACCGGTTAAAGTCCCTGCCGGTGCAACAACGGCGGCAGTTGTAATGCTTGTTGTCAAGCCCTTGGCGTTGATTGTGACCACGGGAATAGCGGTGCTAGAACCCGTAACCCCTGCCGTAGCAACGGTTGCCAAAGTGGTTGCGTTGCCAATAGAAGTAACGTCACCCGTAAGGTTTGCGTTTGTAACAACGGTTGTAGCGTTGCCTATTGAAGTCACGCCGCCCGTAAGGTTTGCATTGGTCACAACAGTTGTTGCGTTACCAATGGAAGTAACCATTCCGGTTAGGTTAGCGTTGGTTGTGACATTTCCGGCAGTCAGGCCGGATGCCGTACCCGTGATGTTTGTGCCGACCAAAGCCGATGGCGTGCCAAGCGCGGGCGTAACAAGCGTTGGCGATGTAGCAAATACTGCCGCGCCTGTGCCTGTTTCGTCAGTCAATGCCGCGGCAAGGTTTGCCGATGTAAAACTGCCAAGCGATGTCGCATTGCCAAGGGACGTTACCGCGCCTGTTAAATTGGCATTGGTCACAACGGTTGTGGCATTGCCGACCGATGTAACGCCGCCCGTTAAATTGGCGTTTGTAACAACCGTGGTTGCATTGCCTATTGATGTCACCATGCCGGTTAGGTTGGCATTAGTGGTGACGTTACCCGCGGTAAGTCCGGCGGCTGTTCCAGTTACGTTGGTCATAACGCCTGATGCGGGCGTACCCAAGGCGGGCGTAACTAACGTGGGGCTTGTTGCAAAAACCAACGCACCCGTTCCCGTTTCATCGGTAACAGTAGCGGCTAAATTCGCGCTTGTAGGCGTTGCAAGAAAGGTTGCTACACCAGTACCCAACCCGCTAATTCCGGTGCTTACGGGCAAGCCTGTGGCGTTTGTTAGCGTTCCTGAAGTGGGTGTACCCAAGATTGGCGTAACCAAAGTTGGGCTAGTGGCAAAGACTAATGAACCACTACCGGTTTCATCGGTTACGGCAGTAGCTAAGTTAGCAGAACTAGGGGTTGTTAAGAACGTAGCAACGCCCGCACCTAAACCGCTTACACCCGTGGCAATTGGCAAGCCCGTGGCATTGGTTAGAACGCCGCTAGATGGCGTACCCAATGCAGGGGTTACTAACGTGGGCGATGTTGATAAAACTGTTGAGCCTGTACCGGTTGAAGTGGTAACACCCGTACCGCCATTGACTACAGGCAATACGCCGGTAATGTCGGCAGTAGATAAGCTAATCGCGTCCCACGATGTGTTTGTACCATCGGTTTGTAGGTACTTATTTGTTTGCCCTGTTTGCACCGGCAACAAAGCATTTAGGCCGGTGTTAGCTGTTGTTTGGCCTGTGCCGCCGTTGACGATAGGCAATGTGCCTGTAATGTCAGCGGTAGAAATGTCGAGCAAATCCCAAGCGGAATTAGTGCCATCGGTTTTAAGATACTTGCCCGCATTGGTAGTTTGTACGGGGGCTAGGGCGTTAAACCCTGCATTGGCGGTTATTTGTCCTGTGCCGCCTAAGTTAACCGGTACGGTAGTTAAGCTAATCGTAGAAGCGTTAACAGCAATTGGTGATTGTCCAACATAGGCAACCGTTCCAACCGGCCCAACAGTTTCGGTTGTGCCATCAGAAAATGTAAAAACTAAGTAAAGCGAACCACTAATTTCAACAATATCAACATCGTTTACGCTTCGACCCGCGACACCGCGGTCAATGCGAACAATGAGGTTGTTACCGTCAACAACAACAACTTTAGAAATAGCCATTTTTTAATCCCCTTAAAGTACAGTCACACCGTCCGAACGAACCAAGAACATTAAAAAAATAATGTCATCTTCGGCGGGCGTTGGGGAAGCGGCGGCAAATGCAATCTTGATTTTTCCCGTAAAGCAAACGGGGTTTTGTGCATCAATTTTTAGTTGAACGTCAGAGTTAATCAAACCCCAAGTCGTGTCATCAATTACCAATGTGAATGAACCCGCGGCGTTGACCTTGTTAGCAATCGTTAAGTTGATTGCAGTAGGAACGGTTGCGTAATTGGCAACGTCAAAAGATAGCCCGTTACGGGTATCAATTAAGTTTGAAATTTGCCTACGCGCAATATCGGCAGTAATGGTTGCGGTAGAAAGGTTGACAGGCGCACCGGCGACATCAAGAATTGTTAAATTCCAATACCACTTTTGGTTATAGACCAGTTCGCCGGTAATAAGGGGGTTGTCAAATCCGCTAACTTGCGTGATGACATTTTTAGAAAACAAGGCCATACCATTACCCTAAAGATAGGTAAATCTTCCGCGTACTCGCGGGCGGTCATGTCTTGTTTTGTGCGCTAATTTTAGCGATAAATTTAATTAGGCGCAACCGGCCAAACAACATTAAACGGGTAGCCTGATTGCAAAGGTATATCGCGTAGTTCTTGCCTGTAGGTTGCCCAAGCCGCTTGTTGTTCTGTTGTCAATGGGCCGTTAGGAATTTGTGTCCAATCACTTGCATACAATAATCTTTGTCGTCTTGTAGAAACATCAGAAATAGCCAATGTTTCGTTTGCAATCCATTGCTTTGTAACAAAATCAAAAATTGAATATTGGCTAGGTTTTGGCGGTATTGCTACCGGTAATTCGTTTGCAATGTAAAAAGCAGAATCATTAACAGAACCTTCGATATACGCTTCGCCATCTTGAAGTTGTTCCTGTATATCGTTTGTTTGGACAACTCTAAAAATTTGTCCTGTTGTTTCAGAATAAATTGTGTAGTTCATCGCTTTGTCTCGATTGCAAATAGTGATCGGTTAGAAACGCCCGCATAAGTGACAATTTGACCGTTTGGATTGTTTTTTATTTGCAATTTATAAGTATAAGTTGCCGCAATTGGAGTATCGCTATAACTCATTGCCGGATTAAAACCGCCTTGCATTAATTCTGTTGAACCGCGAACCAATCTAAATTCCGGTTGAAAAGTAAAATAATCAATTCCATCAAAATAAATTCCCACAACCGGATTGCCGGAAGTAGCAATATATACTTGGCTTCCATTAGTTGTAATGCTAATTGTTTGTGCATCTTGCCATGTATTAATAGTGCCGGAGCTAGTAAATACAGCACTTGTAAAAGCACTAGAAGTTAGCGTTACCGCATTAGCGTTAATGTTGGTAGTAGCTACAACATTCCCGTTAAGCGTCATTTGCGTACCGTTGTACGAAATGTTTGTAGTTGCATCGCCAAACGCAAAGTTACCCGTTGAATACAGCACGCCGCCTGAACCGGTCATCGTAGTGCCGCTAATCGCCGCCGTATTTGCTTGAAATGTTCCGCTAACTGTTAGGCTTCCGGTGTTTGTAGAAACGGCAGATAGCGAACCAACTTTTAAAGCGGAAATGTAGGGCGTTGACCAAAACGTAGAAGTGCCGTTATAGATGGCATCGGCTTGGTATAAAGAATCATTGCTATTTGGCGTTGGGTCGTTTGCGTACCAAGTCACATTAAATGCCGCGCCCCAAACCGCGCTTGCTTCCGCACCCGTTGGGCGGTTATCACCCGCGACCGTTACCGTACCCGATACAGGCACGGGATTGTTTGCAATACGCGCATACATTATTCTTGCTGATGCGCCGTTAGCCCCGTTCGTTCCGTTTGTTCCGTTTGTCCCGTTTGTGCCATTAGTGCCGTTTGTGCCATTAGTCCCCGCCGTACCGGAAACAACAATGCTTGCACTTGTCCAACCTATTGTTGTTGTTGTTGTCGTAGCCGATGCAGTTATCGGCACGGTTGCCGCGTACAAAATATAACCCGCGGTCGGTGCGGTAGTTATCGTAGTTGACCAACTACTCGGTGCGGTATATGCACCGGTTGACCATGTGTAGGTAGTTGAACCGCTAATTGATGGCGTTGATAGCGCCCATTGAAAAACTGTTGGCCTTGCAGTTTGCAAACCGTCTGTGCCATTAGTTCCGTCTGAGCCAACGCCGCTAACAACAACAGCACCGCTAAATTCACTTGCGGCAATAGTATCGGTTGAGGCACTAGAAAAAGCTGTTGCTTGTTTCTGCCAAAGGTATTGACCCGTTGTCAAAGTTGACGCAGATTGCGACCAACCGTTTAAAGTACCACCGCTTAAAGCCGCAGTTGCAAAAGTGTATGTAAATGTTCCGGTTGGTGAACTTGGCGGCGTTACTGCGCTTGTGCTTGCTTGAAACAAAGAAACAATTGCAGTATTTGAACCGTTAGTGCCGTTTGTTCCTGTACCGCTAATAACTTGCGGCGCTGAAAATTCTGCCGTTGGTATGCTATCGGTTGCCGCCGTGCTTGATGCTGTTGCCAAGGCAAGAAACAAAAACTCTCCCGCGGCAATTGCGGGCGGCGTTTGCGACCATCCGTTAAGCGTGCCGCCACTTAAAACGCCGGTATTAAACGTGTAAGTAAACGTACCGCTAAAAGAAGCCGGTGCGGTCGTTGTTGTGTTCTTGTTGTACAGATACACCGTGGCACTATTTAAACCCGCTGTACCCCCCGTACCGTCAAGCGTAATTGGCATTGTGATCGTACGAACAACAGCAGAAGCTAGGTTACTTCCATTAACCGTTAAGGACGCTGTAACGCTAGAAGCCGCAAGCGATGGTGTTATTGTTATTGTTGCACTTGTGCCGGTCGTAGGCGTTGCGCCTGTAATAGACCAAGCGTAGGTAGGGCTTGTGACGTTTTCAGTAACCGCACTTAACAATGAAGTAGCGGGCGTTATAACAGTTCCCGCAGAGTTTTTACTAAATCCTGTAAAGCCGGATATGTCAACTAATGGCCCTGCCTGTCCTGTTGCCGCTACAGGATTCCAAACAAATGAGGCGCTGATAGGGCTTAAAACTGAATTGCTAATTTCATTGCCAACTTGGTAGGCAAAATAATATGTGCCTGTATTGAGGGTTAAGTTTGTGTATGTGTAGTTTGTATTATTTGTAACAGGTTGATTGTTAGCGGTTGTTGCGCTTGTAAGCAATTGCCAATCGGAAGAAGTAGGGGTTGCACTTGTCGTAAAAAATAGATTTTGAAAAGTTACGCGCCCTGTAGTTGGAACAAATGCAGTTACGTTAAAGTTTGGAATTGTGGCACTTGGAAAGCCGGTAACTGTTGGCGCTGATAGCGGCGAAAAATAACTTACCGATGGCAATCCGCTATTAGGCACGGGCGTAAATTGTGTGATGGATTGGTCATCATAAACTTGCGCGTTGTATTCGCTAAGTTCTAACCGTGCGCCTAAACTGCCATCAGGCATTGACGCTTCGTTTACTTTCATCACGCGAAACAATTTTGCGTTCCATCCGTAATCGGAATTGGTAACGCTGACCACGTTGCCCGCATCAACTTGGATGCCGTAATAGGTTGTGTTAAATCCTACAATTAAATCCTCGCGTGCCTGTTCAAGCAAACGATTGGCAAGGTAGTGCGTTTGCACCGAATCGTTAACCAAGTCGTAAGTAATGGAATATTTGTTGACCGGTTCATTGGGATACAACAAATTGCTAGGCGTTTCAATATTTACAAAGTTTGCTTGGTCGCGGTTTCCTTTAAATGGGAAACGTGCTTCAACTTGATTGATTGAACTTGTGATGTCGGTAGCACTAACGCGAATTTCGCCAATGATGTTGTTATCGTTAAACGCATAAGATGCAGATTCGGCTTTGTTAATAACAACCGACCATTGACCCAAAGCGGCGTTGTAGGTTAGCCATGAATCGCACGCTGACATAATGCGGTCAACATTAGATAGAACCGATTGCCCTGCATCTAATACGCCGTTAATTCTGTAGCGTGCTTGCGTAGAGGGGTTGCCGCTACTGTTTGTAAAAGTTATTGTTTGGTCGCCATATACATTAAGCGCGGTTGCACTTGCTGAATCTACAAAAGACGCATTAACAGCGCCGCCGTAAATGTCGTTGGTCATGTAGTCATACCAAACGTCACCGGCCTTTGCTACGCCTGTGCCGTTAAGGGTATGCGCTACCTTAAAAGTAATTGGTGACAATTGCGTAGTGTCAGCATCACGGTTGTAAACCAATTTAACAATGGCAAACGCCAAGCCATTCATTTGCCGTGTACCCGTCCATCTTTGCCCTGCCGCAATATCACCGCCGCCCATGACGGTGCTTGGTGCTGATGCGCCATTGGTCGATGTAATTGTTCCGGCGGCGTTAGATGTGTAAAGGTTGATGTAAAGGTTGCCGCTAATCTTTGTGTTTACGTTGTTTGCTTCATCGGTCAAGCTAACAACTTTTGTTGAATCTACGCCTGAACCAAACGTAATCAATCGATCACCATAGTACATATCCGCGGTATCAAATGAGAATTGTCCATTTGGGCTAATGCTTGAAATAGCCAAAACGTAATACATTGTTTTTTGGTCTTCAGTTAGCACGGCATCTACAAACGTGCCGCCCATGTAGGCGTTACCGTAAACAACGGGTATTGCGTTTACTGCGCTTGGCGGTACTTGCTGACGAACGCCCATGTCTTGCTGTGTTTCAGGGTCATCCGAAAAAATCCGCGTAACAATCATTGACAAAGCAAAATTTACGGCAAATACAGTAGCCGCATATGCGAAAGTTCCTGCGGCAAAATATGCCGCCGCAATCATTGTTGCAACCATTTTTATTCCCTAACAAATGTTGCGCCAAGTGCTTTGTAGCCCCTGCGCGTGTAATCAATTAGCGGCCCATTGGCTGAAATTGATGTGCAAACAAAATCAACGTCACCGGCCTTTAGCATTGTTTGTGCGCGTTCATCAAACGCTTTCCACAATCTGCCGCCAACCGTGCCATTGCGGTGTTCAGGTTCTACCCACCACAATAGTTCGTTTAACTCTTTCACTTTGGGCGACCAAATGTTAGAAGTTTTGTAAGCCACAATCGCACCGCGCATATTCGAGTCGATATAAATAAACCCACGGCCTTGAATGATGCTGAACAATAATTCTTCAACATACCGAGGGAAGTGGTTGCACGATTGACCAAGTTTTTTAATAGGATTTTCATAAGCGTAAGCCTCTACAATTTCTAACAATCTTGGTATGTCATATCTTGTTGCTTGTCTTATCATTTTTTAACCAACGCCCCCGCCATCACCGCCGCCGGTATCTGTAACCGTTGTTTCGCTTGCTTGTGTTTGCGTCATTGGCGGCGAACCAAAGTCAAAATAAGTATTGGCAATTGAAGATACACGGTTCATTGATGTATCGTTTGGGTAAAGAAACTGCCAATTGTTTTGATTGGTTTTTACGCCTGACAATCTGTTTTCTAAAATGCGGCGCATCGATGAACAAGAAATAGAACAAGTCGCAATGCGTGTTCGCATTTCAGAATTAAAATCTTCGGTGATTGATACGCTATTAATAATGCCTTGGTAGCGTTTAAAGAATTGCGTTGTTGGCGTAGTAATAATTTGGTTGTTGCTGTCAAAGAACCCGCGCCAAACTTCAACCAAAGAACCTTTTATGTCGTTACCTAAAATAATGCCTACGTTTGCAGGGTCGATGCCGGTTAATGCAATGCTCATATCGTCAGAAGTGGCTTTGATGTCGCGCTGAACATCGCCAACATTAAGCAACGCGCCAAGGTTTGCAAACGTAATACCGCCCACGGTGATAGGCGCGGCGGCATTGCAAAATGTGTAAACCGTAGCGGCATTGCCAACGGTTAACTTTACAAACTCCGCATGATTGATTTGTGAGCCGGTAACGGCGTTAATTGTTGTCATGTAATGTATTCCCTAAAAACAAATGGCGCATCCCATTGAACAAACGCGCCGCTTGTCATTGGGTTAAGGGTGTACGTTGGGCAAGCCTCGGCAACCACGTTAAACGTACACGCCGTACCTAAAGTAAGGCTTGTGCCTGATGCGGGCGAACCGATTAAAGGGCGATGTATGCCGACAGAAGAACCGGCGCTATCTGCCGTTACCTTGTACACATACCCGCCAACTTGCAAAAAGTCACCGGCCTTAAACGTGCCGTTGCTTGTCAGCGCAAGGGTTTGCGTGTTTGCCGCGGGTGCGCCGTTTAAAACCGACACCGTAGCCGTGCCGCGGTTAGTGGTAAACCATGACAGGGTACTACCGGCAAAACTAATTGATTCAGGTAGTTGGCGGTCTTTGTTGTCAATGGCCTGTATGACATCGCGCACTTGCGGGTAATAAAGGTAAGGGTGCGGCATAACGGTAAACACCCAAGGTACAGCGGTTAGGTATTGCGCTACGGTGATGTAGCCGCTACGGGCTACTTGTTGCCCAACCATGCGGCGGTTGTTTACAGTCATTGATTGCTGTATTTCAAAAATGGTTTGAAAACTCATGCCCGACCCCTGTTTACTGCCAACGATTTATTAGCATACTGATTTGCCGCCCAAATCGCGTTAGAAGACCCGTACAGGCGTTCTTCAAACGATTTAGTATCGATGGCATTGATGTAGTTGTTTGTGACGTTGGTAGTGCCTCCCATGCCGCCTAATGCGTGATTGGGGACAATTGTTCCGGCTGTACGGGGTACAAAAAGTTCAGGGCCACGTTCGCCAACAATACTTGCCTTACCAACAGGGGGGTCGCCGCCATCGGCAAAACCTAAACTGCCCGACACCTCCATGCCGCCTTGACTATTCATAAAGCCAAAACTACCTAAAAGAGTTTTAAAAATAGATGATGCGGATGCCTTTAGTTGAATGGCAATTAAATCTTGAATGATGCTACGGGCCAAACTTTTAAACGATAGCTTGCCGGTTCGTACAAAATTATCTAAGGCGCTTTCCATGTTGCCCATGACAGATTGAAAAGCCCTTGCACCGTTTTCTAAATCTGTTGGCATATCGCGGAAAAAACGAGAACCTTCTTTCATAAAGCCTTCGCCAAATGCGCCTTCACGCTGTGCTTGAACCGCTTGGTTCTGTGCGCGTAAATACCGTTCGGTTGCATCGGCTAATGCGTTTTCTTGTGAAATTAAATGGTCTTTTGATTTAGAATCTAAAATATTGTT